ATACTCATACATTCCATCATTGAGTATTGATGAGAATGATGGAAAGGTAGTTCTCTTGAGGTCAGGTAAGGTCTTACGAATGATTACCCATCTTGACTTGGGATAGAGTAAGCAGAGTGATGATAGGGTAAGGAGCAACCAGTAGGTCTTACCACCACGTATTGCACCACCAAACACTATAACCTTCTTGACTCCATTGACTGCTAAGTCATATGCAGTAGTCTGCCTCTTGGTTAGTTTGAAACTCATTCATCCTTGTCTCCCTCAGTTCGTATGATGATTAGTGGCTCAGTCGTATTGAATGTTGACTCACCATTGTTTGCCCAAAGTTTTCTTTGTCGATTGGCTAACCAATGCTTTGCTGCTGGTGTATCAGGAGGAAGTTCTTTTCTCAACTGAACTACCTGACCATCCTTAGTCAATGCCTCCTCAATGATTGTGAGACCCAATGCTCTCTTGTACATTGCCCTTGCCACTTTGCCGTCAGCATTCTCTTTCCCTTGCGTTAACGACTCAAAAAACATTGGGTGTTCGGTTTTCCAATTGTTTAATGTTTGTTCAGTTATACCTAAGATGTTAGCCATTTGGCTATCTGATAAACCAAGAAGAGCCATTTCAAAGACTTGGTCATTGAATGCCTCCTTGTACTTAGTTGGTCTACCTCCCTTGTTTGGTTCGTCTTGTGCTTCCATAGCTACAAAGTTACATAAGAATTTAGTTTATCAAGTGATATGAACTTCTGTAGTTCGAATCCCTGAGTCTTGAAGTTCATCGTGGTGCAATGCTCAATGATATATTCTTTAGGCACTACCCAAGTATTCTGCTCATCAACTATCTCAACCTTGTCAAAGGTCTGACCATTCTCAATCAGGTAGTAGTTGATTCCATATGAATTGTTTACTCTCATCAGATGCTTAGACCTTGACCTGATTAACCTTAATGTCCTTGTTGCTTTATCAATCTGACCTATGGCTCTCTTCTTACCATCACTAAGTAACAATGATAGATTGATGATTGAATCCTTATGAGAGGCAATTAACTTATTACCACTTGAATCTTGTATGGTGTGGGTCTTGTTCATAGCTGGTAGGTGTCAATTCGTTTCTTGACCATATCGATGAACTTATCCATCATTGATGCATAGTAGGCATTGAAGTCATTAAAGCCTTCAGGATTGCGTTCAAACAAAATATAGAGGCAAGACCTCAACCTTTGACTGGGTGTCTTAGAACCCATCTCATCTGCATCTATCTTGATTGACTTGAGTAACTCCTCATCATTGTAATTGAATGATTCACCTTTAAATGCCATTACACCTACACCTGATGTCCATTGGTTGAATAACTCTGCTGCTTTTGCTGGTGATAGTTCTTGTGTACCTATCACTACCTTTAAGGTCTTATCTCGTCTTGTGGCTACTGATTCAATTGCACAAGGTATAAGTAGTAGATTACTTTCCATAGGATGAGGTGTAGTAGTCTTGTGCAGTCTTAAATTCAAATGGTGTCCACTCTGATTCTCCTTGTTCATATGCTTCAATTATCTGCTCCTTTTCCATTGCTTTGGCTTGTTGGATTATATCTTCATAATAAGGGTCATACTTATCTATGGTAGGTAGTTTATCCATTAACCACTCAACTGCTGATTGATTCTGATTTTCCATAGGTTTCGTTGTAGTATTGCTCTGCTTCATCCCAAAATTTTAATGCCTCTGATATTCCACCCTTACCTCTTTTTTGTAGATAGGCATCTATTATCTGCTCCTTCTCAATTGCTTTTGCTTTGTCTATAATCTCAGCAATTGCATCAAACTTTTTATAAGGAATCCATTCTATTTTTGGAGTTAGTTCTTTTAATAACCAATCAATAGGTGTTTGCTTTTTATTCTCCATAGGTTAATGTGTAATGGTCTTCTGCTCTATAATGATATTTGTCAGGGAATACTGGTGAGAAGTAACTACCTACACCAATAGCATTCATTATCTGATGCTTCTCCATTTCTTTAGCTTCTCTAATCAATGCATCAAATTTGAAATCAGGTTTAGCTGCCTTAATCTTTTCAACCAGCCAATCAACTGCTAACTGCTTACTCTCCATATGACTCTTTATAAAATACAGATGAGCCGTGAGTTGAGAATCCACTCTTATATGCATCCTCTTGACCACAATCAAATGCACCCATTACTTCTAACTTATGCTGAGACTTTAACTCTTCATAGTTAGATGTTAGCCATAGATTAAAATCATCAATGGTCAATTCGTTTTGTTGTTCAAAGATTAGTTCAATAACAGATTGTTCAGCAGCCATAATGTTGTTCAGGTTTAGTTGGTTTGTTTGATTTATGTTCATCACTCACCCTATCAAGATACTGCTTGACCATTACCTTGATGAGTTCCTTATGCGAAGTTGGTATTCTAAATGTAATGTTGATTGTCTTCTCACCATACTTAAAAGGATGACCAGCACCAAGTCTCTTACCACCCCTATTTTCTTTCTTCATTTCTTCCATAGTGCCACAAATATAGTGATTTTATGATTATGTTTTGCATCGTTTATTGGTGCAAAATATCTTGCCGTGATACACCTTAGCATACTCACACCTACCACTTCTTATCTCGTAATAGGTCAAGTCACATTCAATTGACCACATCTGACGAAATGGGTAAGAGTTATTGAATAGTTCTTCAAACTGCTCATAGGTAAGATTCATCTCATCCAGCATTACAAATGGCTCAGTAAGGTGCTTATCTAAGTAGTTCAAATACTCAGAATGGTTTATCCCAATCTTTGTCTGCATAGTGTCGTAAGTCTTTAGCTGGTTGTGGTAAGAATGTGCTGCCTATATCGTGGGTAAGTACATCAGTAAAGTTGGTCATATTGGGTGAGTGCCTGAACTCAACTACACCAGTTGCTCCTTGCCTATGCTTCTCAAACAAGTAGAAGATATGATTGGTGTATGGATTGCCATTATCATCTTCAAGACCATAGTATGATGGTCTCCAAACGAATGCAACTGAGTCTGCATCTTGCTCTAATGAACCTGATTCTCTCAGGTCAGATAGGATTGGTTTCTTGTCAGGTCTCTTTTCAACTTCTCTGCTCAACTGAGCAAGTGCTATAATTGGTATCCCTAACTCCTTCTGTGCTGCTTTTAGGGTTCGGCTAATCTCAGCTACCTCTGCCTCTCTGTTACCTCCTCTAAAGCCTTCTATGGTCATCAATTGCAAATAGTCGATGATTGCCCACTTACATCTGCCTTTACGATGCTCTCTCTTCATTACCCTTATTGCCTCGTGGACTCCACACCTTGCCTTATCGTAAATCAAGAATGGTGCTTTCTCTATGCTGCCAATAGTTCTTTCAAATGAATGGAGTTCAGATTGACTAAGGTTACCATCTCTAAGTCTTGATGAGTGGATTAAATCACCAGCCTCTTGAAGTATTAGCCTCTGACATAGTTGACTCTTGTTCATCTCAAGATTGAAATAGATACCAGCCTCACCACTCTTCATTCCGTGAAAGAGTGCAAGAGCAGTCTTACCCATACTTGGTCTACCAGCAATGATGATGAACTCAGGATGGAATCCACCAGTAAACTTATTGAGTGCATTGAGTCCAGTCTCAAGTCCAGTGGTCTTACCTGATTGAGTTAAGGCTGCTCTTCTGTAGTATGCCTCACGTTCATCGTTAGTCAATTGTGATAGGTCAATGATGTTATCTGAATTGCTTCCAGTATCAAGTAGGCTGGTCAATGACTTGATGATTGATGTAGCAGTTGTGAATCCATCAGTATTACTTAGACCTAATGATTGCTCAGTTACGATTGATGCTATTGACCTCTTGATGTGTTCATCCTTTAGTATGGCAATGTATTCATTGACTGGTTCATTATAGGTCAGGTTGTTTGACCACATCACTATCTCAGATGTTTCTTTAGGAGTGAACTTATCAATCTCGTTTGATGTCATAAAGAAGTTGACCAAGTTAGGTGTAAGACCTTTGTCAATTACTTTCTTGATTACTTGGTAACATCTTGAGGTAAGCACCTCATTGAAGAGATGCTCACCTAATTGAGGCATTAGTTCTTGGTGGGTCTCACCAGTCATCAGTATGCCTATGAGTGCTTGTTGTGGATTAGTCATTAGTAATCTATTTGGTTATCCATTAAAGCAGTTTCAATGGTTTTGATTTTTTGCTCAAGTAAAAAAGATTCAATTTCTCTAAATGGCAAGAATTCATTTTTACCTTTAGATAAATATAATTCTGTTAATTCATTTGATTTTTTTAATGCTTCAATTGTTTCTTTTAATTCTAATAGCAATGCTTCTCTGTGAGTTCTTGTAAGTTCCATAATTATTGAGTAAATGATTTAGTAAAGTAAAATGGGTGGCACTTTGCCACCCTTGATTGGTTAGATTATTTGATTGACAATGTATCTCTATTATACCATCCACACCCTTTTACAGAGTTAACACAATCTTGAAGGTCTGAATATTTACCACAATCAGCACCAGTTCCTTTGCCATTTCTAACTACATAATAGATTTCATTTTTGTTTTTTTTCATTATGATGCATCCACCATTACCAAGTTGAATATGCTTAAAACCTGATTCAAAAAGATTCTTTAATCTATCATAAAGTTCATTGTATTTAGCTTCTTTATAAGCACTTCTTACTTCCATACTTGACTTCATTAATTCTTCGTGGGTCATTTCTAAAATGTTCATTGTTTTATGTATTTGATTGATTAAGTAAAATGGGTGGCAGTTTGCCACCCTGATTTATTAAACTGCTAATGTGACTTTTTTAACTGAATACTTTGAACCATAGCACTCAAAGCATATACCACCACAATAGTAGTTAAATTGTGGAATGAATCCTTTACCATTACATCTTTCACATTCGCACTCTTCTAAAGATGAAATAGCAAATGATTTAATATGTTTTTCAGATACTGATGGATTTTGAATAAAAGTACCAACTTCTTGCAAAACATCTTTAGCATCAAAATCAGAGCCTAAATATGCTCTAAGAACAAAACCATATCCTTTAATCTCAACGTCAAATTTTTTAAGGTTACCCTTTGAATCTTTATGTTTAGGATTAGTCCAAATACGACCCTTCTCTTGAATGCTAATAGTAATAAATCCATCTGCAAGAATCTTGTTAAGTGCCTTAACAAAGTAACTACGATTGTCACCTTGCTCTTCTCTTTTAGCATTAGTGAAAAGTTCGTTGACTAAATTTTTTTGAGATGTCATAATGTTTGATTGATTGATTGAGTAAATGAATGGGTGGCAGTTTGCCACCCTTGATTGGTTAGTTGTTGATTTTAAAAATATATCGGTTCAGTAATAATGTCTGCACAAATAGGAAGAGACTCAGTTGATAGATGGTGTAAATCGTTTGTAGATGCACATAAGTCATACTTCTGCTCCTTGTTAAATTCTGACATTTTCAGGTACTCTTTGTACTCTTTTTTAGTCATCTCAACTTCTATAACTTGCTCTCTTGTAATGACTTCCGTGTAGGTAATTTTGATTTTCATAGCTGATTGATTAATTGATTGATTGGCAAATATGCAACTATATTTTGAATACGCAATACATCGGTCAATTATTTTATTGTATGTATTAATTTTTTATATCTGTACGTACAATCTTAAATCACATCATCACCTACATACTTCTGACCTTGAGATGAACGATTGAAGACTACTGGTGCTTGTTTGACATAATTGTTATTAGGTTGCTTCTCTCTCTGTTTCCAAGTAGATAGTCTTCTCATCGTATCCCAAGCCTTCTCATTAGTCAATCTCATCTTACCATTGGCTAATGGCTCACTCCAATAAGAATAGAATGCATTACAAGTATCCTTACCATACTTCTCTATTAGTGGCTTCATCTGATTGATTAGGTCTTGATGGGTATAAGACTTGAATGATGGTGCTTTAGCTATTTTAATAATATCATTACCATTATCACTTACACTATCATTATCACTATCATTATCACTATCGGCTTTTTTGGCTTTGAGTGGGTTATTAATTAACCCAGTGGGTTTTTGTGGGTTATCTTCTTTAGATGGTCTACCACCCTTACTACCATTTTCTCTATTACGAATTACTTTAGCATCGTACTTATCTAAGTCTCTAATCAATGATTGTTTGATAGGCTCAAATACTACTTGAAGTAATAAGTCATCAGGCTCATTGAAGTCTCCATTAGCATAGTCAAGAATCAACTTGAGTAACCTACCAGCAGTTTCATTTGGTAACTTATCGATGGTGTGCTTTAGGTCACAATATAGTAGGAATGATTTCTTCATAATAAAAATACCCTATGAGGACTGAGGTAGTATCGACCTTGATTTTACTCTTAGTCTCTCAGTCACCATAGGGTGAAAAGTTTTACAATACATTCAGGATACTACCTCTGAATGGTGCTAATTTACAAAATTATTTTACTTACTACTTGTTTTTATCAAATCAATTTTAAGGCACTAAAGAGACGATTTAACGAACTTAATATATTTTTGATAGTGCAATACCTTTTTAAAAAGATAATGCTTTTGCCTTATAATCAGTCTGTTACAAATTGATAAATCATTGTCATTTTCTTTATTCTTGATTAAGATATGACTCAATTACCTTGATTGTTTCATCTGCACCAGTAGAAAATAGTGCAGCATAACCTACCTCATTTAATGCTTTTAATACCTCTGCTTGACGTTCTAAATGCTCATTCGATTTGAGTGAACCATCCTTCTTAAATGGGTTAGCCTTGTCAGTTTTTATCTCAATAAATAGTCCAGCAAAGTTACCTTTAGGATATGCTATGAACAAATCAGGATACCCCTTGATTGGATTTTGAGACCTATGCTTATTTGCCATATAAGGACTCAGGTAGAGTCCAGCAGCAAAATCAAACCTAAAGATTAACTTAGGGTACTTAATGGTTAGATACCTTGCTATGACCTTGTATATCTCTGCTTCTTGACTCATTTAGAAAAAGTTTGTAGTTGTGGATTAGTTGACTTCTTGAATTGTTGGCAAGGTAAAGATAGTAGTTCAGTTCATATACTGGTTGCCATTCAAATCTGTATGACTTAGGGTATATTCTTTCTAACTCTTTTTGTGAATAGGTGACCTCAACCTTTGGTGCTTGGTCTTTAATATCAACACCAGTTATCTTAGACATCTGTTTCTGAATCAGCAAAGTTAACTTATTGTGGTTGATGTCAAGGTAGTTTGCAATCTGTGAAGATGGTAACTCACCAACACACAAGAACCATCTATTGACTGCTATTGTGTATCTCTCTTCAATCTCTTTAAATCTCATTGACTTATCAGTCAGGTATTCGATGTGTTGTATTATATCAGCCTTCATTACTCCTATAGTTTTTTATTAGTTCAAATACCTCGTATGATTCTTCTTCTGCCCAAGTAATAAGTTGCTCTTCATCTGTATGCAAATCAAAACTAAGATGCATCAATTCGTGCATTATAAGACCAAATGTCTCAATCTCTGTATTGCATCTGCTAAGATTGATAAAAACATAATGCTTATCTGAGTTTGGGATTAGATTACACCACCCAGCAATGTATGATGATTGCTGGGTGTTATTGTAATTGTTGCAGTCTTTAAGATTCAATCCGTGCATCTCATTTACATTGTAGTAAGTGAATATCTCACAAGGATTGTAACTAAATAGCAAATCATAATTGCTCCTTGATACTATCTTCATTGATTACATTATAAACTTTTTCATAATACTGATTACCATTGCTATAGTCTTCAAGAATAAAACCATTCTTACCTAACCAATATCCATCATTCCAAGCAGATGCAATATGCATCTTTTCAATATTGATATAGTTTTCAATGATGTCAATTACTTCAGGACATTCTCTATTTAATCTTTGATGACTACTGAGAATAAATAATAGACTTTCAATTGTTGATTTACTTTTCATACTTCAAGATTTATAAGACGAATTAAAATGTGATTTGAGTTCATTGATGTTCGTGTCAAGATAACCAGTAATAAGTTTGTATGCATCTGCAATCTCGTGGTCATTGTGCCGATATACTAAGATGCTATCTGATGTGCTGCCATTTCTCTTAGACCTTGCAGTCACACCAATGTAGTAGAAGTTCTTAGGGTCAATACCAGCAATCAATGAATACCATACTGCTTGAATATGATTGTAGTGCTTAACCATATCACTTGCAAATACATCTAAGGTCTTAGCAGATGTGGTCTTGATGTCGGCAATCACATTAAGTTGTTGGTTGTAGATATCGAACATTGCTTTGCCTTCAATAGTATGTCTGCCAATTTGAACTTCCTTAACCATTGGGTGTTCATTGATTGCACCATTCATTATCCTCTTTGCTACTGGATGATTGCCTATTGCCTTATGGACATTGTATGCCTCAAGGTTCATCTGTTCAGGGTTCAAATCTAACAACTGATGATGAAGACTTACTCCTAACTCAAGTGCTGCTTTTGCATATGATATATCTCCAGTATAGTGCTTCTTGATTCGTGAGCAAGATAAGGCTGGAAAGTAAACGAATTGGTCTCTTGTCATAACTCAACCCAGTTAGTAGTTACCTCTGACTTGCTTATCTTATACTTACCAGTAGCCTTGAGAAAGTTGATGCACACCTCTTCAGTCAATCCAACATTGTTCGATGGTGTTGGTGTTGGTTTATAAACTGGTAATGGTTGTGTTGGTGCATATAAGGTCTTTGGCTCACTCTCTTTTTTCTCATTAGCCTCTTTCTCTTCATTCAACTTATTAATGGCTTCTACATAGCTATAGTATGCTTTTCTGCTAAACCTTGAATTGAATGATGATATACCACTATAGTGGTCACCTGAGTATCCAGCAAGTTTGCTTAGTTGTATTTTGTTAAGATTGTGAATCAATCTATATTTTTCAAAGAGTTCAATTACTTGATAATGGTCTTTGCCTTTAGTAAAAGAATACATTGCATTACCTCTTCTCATTTTCTTTTCTTCTATTGTAAGTTGTGTGTTCATAGGTTTTTGATTAAAAAGATTTATACTTGAAAGATTTAATTTTCTTGTGCCTGATATTACTATTTCATTTAGTCTCATAATTAACGAATCACTTGTGTTTTATGGTCGTAAATCTCAATACCATCAATCTTCACCACTCCGCATTTATCCATAGCCTTAGCAAGTGGTGTAAGCAAATCTTGGTATTCAAGGCACTCAGCAGCAAACAATACATTAAGTACCATCGACCAATTCACCTCACCACAGATACGAGCCTTCTTAGTTACCCTTATGTTCTTAGGTTGCTCAGTATTGATGCTGATTGATTGGTCAACTAACTGACCAGCTAATGCAGAGAAATCTTCAATAGATACATCTGACAATGCTTTCTCAGATTCAATCCTTAGTTTCTCATTTGCCTCACGTTGCACTCTCTCAAGTTCTTCATTGTATGCCAACATCTTAGTCTTAGCAGATTCGATGTACATCTTGAGTGGTTCAGTTGCTTCTTTCTCCAATTCCATTATTTGCTTCTTGTAGGCATCTAATGGTGCAGTAATCGTTTTACGGCTTGATTCAATCGATTTAACGACTTCATTTGCTAATTTGATGGTATGCTCAGTAATGTCATAAGATAGTTTATCTTCAACCTTAGATGGGGCATCTTTGATTAGTTGTTGAGTCTTGAGAGTATTTGAGTGGTTGATTACTTCATAGAGTGAATCAACCTTGAGTAATAATTCTGCTTTCATAGCTGGTTTTTTAAGGAGGGCTATTAACCCTCCATTGATTAATTAAAATGGTAGTTTAGTTGGGTCTTCACTATCTCCTTGCATCCAGTCAAAGTCACTTGGGTTAACACCTTTCTCAATTGTGAATGTAGGTAATGATTCAATCTTAGGATACTTAGCAGACATCTCAGCATTCATATAAGCAATGAACTCATCACTTAACTTAATCTTGTCTTGTACGAAATCAGGTAGACTTCTGAACACATCCATATCAGGTTGTTGAGTAGAGAATACAAGTGCTGGATTAACTGCTGGAGGACATACCATACCTTTAGGAAGTGGTGTGATGGTTTGAACATTGGCATAAGTCTTATCACCACTCTGACGATGAATTACGTTAACCATACATTCTTGACCAATCAATGTGAATATGTTAAACTTCTTAGCCTCTTCATCTGTTAAGGTCTTACCAAGCATAGACTGAACATCTTTTCTTAGGGTTGACTTCTCGTGCATTGACAAGGTATACATACCTCTTACGTAATAAGGTTGTTCACCTTTGTTAGGGTCAAAGATTGCAGTCTCAAGTGGTAACTCAAGAAGTATCTGAACCTTTCTCTTCTTACCGCCAAACTGACCAGTTTGTTCAGTAGTTCCTAAGTCAATGATTTGATAGATACGAGCAAGATGCATACCTACTGGAGCAATCTTATTCGTGTAATTTGATTCACCTCCTACTGGAGCATTTAGTGTTGGTAACATAATTGATTTGGATTTATTGATTAAAAAATAAAAGTGGATTAAAGTGATTTAAACATTATGTGAGCAGCATCTTGTAACTTAGCCATTGCCTTGTCGAATGCATCTACATACTCTTCTGATGTGACTGCAACATAGTCACGATAGATAATAGGCACATTGTGATATTCTTCTTTATGGAACTGACGAGCCATCACCGCACAATTGTTATCACATCTTGTGAAAATTCCGCTATAGCATCCTTCAGTTACGATTGATACCATTGAGCCATTAAGATGGTCATAGTGAAAGTAGGTGTTACCTTCTGCAAGTTTGAAAATAGTTGATGTGTTCATAGTACACGAATTTAGATTGATTGATTAGAAGATTAGTGGATTAAAAAATTGTTGTTGTGGTAATCATATTATATGAATTTAGATTGTTTGATTAAATTGATTTTGAAATTTTGTATATATCGTCAAGGTCAATTTCAATATTGCCTTTAGTTTTTAAAATTAGGTTTAGTTCTAAAACCAAACTTTTAACTTTTGGAGAGTTAGGTGCAATCCATTGTAGTCTTTGAATAAATCTGCTTAATGTCATTGTGATTTTTTTAGGGATTGAGTAAAAAAAGTGGGAGGTCTTAGCCTCCCTTTATTGGTTAGGCAAAAATGAATATACTTGACTGAGATAACTTACGAAGTTCTTGACGATACTCTCTACCCTTATTGTAGAATGCATTAGTTGAAAAGCAGAATGACTCGTAGATATCATTTTTCATATTGGTAAACCACTCAATCATTAACTCTTCAGAATTATTATTAAGGTTTCTCAAATCGAATCCAACTGGTCTCTTGTTTGTAAGCATAACTCTAATGAGTGGTGCTGATGTAATTGCTGATGACCCAATAGTTAATTCTTTAAAGAAGTTGATACCATCAGCAGTATAGTGAATGTACATCTTGAAGTCAAGACCATAGTTGTATTCAACATCAGCATCAACAATAAATACATTGTGAACTTTATACTTTGACCATCTTGATATTTCACGTTCAACTAAATGGCTATATCCAAAATTCTCTGCGTGGATTGATAGATAGTCTGAATTTGCAAATTCATCAAGTGACTTAAATTGCTTAGAGATTTTGGTCTCAGCAGTCCATTGGATGTATTGTGATGTTTCTGATTGTGAAGTTTGAGTTTTCATAAAATTTGATTGAGTATGTAAGTAAAAGATTGATTGATTAAAATGATTATTTAGTTGCTTTTAAAATTGCTTTCTCTAATAACTCCATTGCAGTTAATGGTGATGTAGCCATATAATTATATGCTTTAATACAAGCCTCTAATAACTCAGGTGCTGCTGCTATCAATTTAGCATTTGCTATCTGTTCTTGCTCATTATTATTTGCGCTGCAAACTTGTGCAATTAATACCTTATCAAATGAGTTTGTAGAGATTGAATTATCCTTGTTGATAATCCATTGTCCAGTTGTGTATTTTAATGGTTTCATAACGATTGATTGATTAAGTAAGAGATTGATTGATTAAAATGAAAATAGGGAGACCTAAGTCTCCCTGATTGATTATTTACTTTTAAGGCATTTGTACAATGCTCTGAATAACTTCTGAGTATCTTCATTATTCATAACATTACCATCTACGAATGAACCATCAATTTTATTTAGTTCAATGTTAATGTTAGCAGTATTAAAGAAGATGTACGTTGTAGCAGTTTCTCTGAATCTGTAGGTTCTTAGTGTTGCGTTTGTGATTTTCATAATAAGTAAGTAAAAAAGTAAGTAAAAAATGTGTGACTGATTGATTGGCAAATGTATATTTATATTTTGAATCTGCAATACTCCAATCAAATAAATCAAAATTATTTTTAGTCACCTTTCGCAACTGATTGATTTTGTGTTTAGTAGGAATTGATTTTTTTCCTACTAATTTCCTACTTACTTATTTGGCTGGTCAATCCAATGCCCAATAGAACACCTACACCTACCTTGAATGCAGTAGATTCATACCACTTGGTTTCCTTCTTAACGTAAATGTTTGATAGGTTGCTTATTGACATAGTTGGATTATCAATGTGCAATCTCACAACAATATCTGATTTCCTCATTAACCTATTAATAAGACCATCTCTGAGAGTATCCCCCACAGAATATGTCAAAGTACCACTTGACACGATTGAGTCTATTACAAGGCTTCCTATGGAGTCAATTTTTCCATCAATCGAATACCAATCATTATAATCTGAGAATTCAAGTGGTAGCTTAATGTAATTGGTTGAATCAATTGTGATAGGTTCAGCAAGTTGAATCTTGGTTTTAACGATGGTCTTATACTTAATCTTGACTACCTCTTTAGGATTGCGAATGGCTAACAACTTAATTGCCATATCCCTTGAATCAATCTCATATTGATAGTTGACTGCCTGACTTATCAATTGACTTGAATCTGCTAAGTGCTGCACCTTATAACTCTCTACCTCTTCTTTCATCTTACGATAGTCAATGGTAAGTTGACCATTAGACCCACAAGTATGAATGAAGATAAGCAGCATAACCAAACCACCAACTATCATAAGAACCTTATCCAATGAATCAAACTTATCTTGTGGCATATCCTCCAATTAACTTAATGAATTTTTCCCACTTAATTTCAAAGCAAGACTTATCTCTTAGATTACTTCTTAGTACATTCTTAGCCACGTATATTGGCATTTGTCTCTCAGTCACATAGTGCTTTACCACAATAAGAAGTCTTTCGTCAGCCTCCTCCTCATCCATAGGTAAAGTACATTCTCTCATAACTGCCTTGTTGCTTTCTTAACAAGTAAGTGAATTGATTCATCAAGTCTCTTCATAGAATCATCAACCATCTTTAGTAGTTCAGTCTGCTCTGAATCATCCATCTTACCCTCTTTATCAAGCAGCAACTTAACCACTCCAGCAACTGATGTTAAAGGCTGCCTTAGTTCGTGACTAAGCATAAATCTAAACTCCTCCAGTAACTGCTTTTGCTTCTCGTGTTCGTGGCTGGTGATTGATGTAACATCAGTAATTTGGAATCCTATGAAGTGAAGACTACCAAGTATGGCATAGCAATTCCACAACACCCATCTTAACCCACTATTCTTCTGCTTAGTCCTTGCATAGATTCGAACTGGATTAGGTGATATCTCAATTGCTCTCTTAACTGATTCAACATAATCATCAAGTTCACTATCATCAGTAATGATATCACTTACCTTCTTAGGTTTGATGTGGCTGGAATACTCTTTGAAGAGGTCATTAGAACTAACTATGCTACCTTGATAATCAGATACCACATACAACAAGTCAATAGAGTTAGCTAAGATGTATTGAGTAGACATAGACTAACTCCTAACTATCTTGTTAATCTTACGAATCATCTCAAGCCAATAGAATGTACTTCTATATAGCCATATTGATGTGGCTAATAGCATCAACATCATAACAATTGAGTTTGATAAATCACTATATTGGTAAGGTTGATTCATAGTTAATTCAGTTTTATGTGAAATAATCGGTTTAAGATTCAACTTTTCACCACGAATTAACCACTTAGCATCACAAGGTTGAATGGTATCTGATGCACGAAATGGTATAGATAGTGATGGTTCAACTTCTACCTCATCATTTGCCTCAAAATTAGTCAATAATTCATCAACATATAGTACCTCACCCCATTGATTTTGATAAATAAACATAGATGTGTCACCCATATAGTGATTGATAAAGGTAAACGGCTCAGGTGTACCCACAATTTCTTTCAAAACGTGGTTATGAATCTTACAAGTTGCACCAATAACACATACTTTGTCTAATGTGTGTGTGTAAATCGTGTCTCTTACCCCATCAACCATTGTTACCTCCCTTCTCAGTTGGTTTCCACACCCACTTTAAAGTCATAACTGCACCAATTATGTAGGCGAATGATTCCTTATCTATCTTCTTGGTAAAGAATAGCCAAAATCCAACTACAGATACAAGAGAGCCTATTGTCAAATGCCAATACACCATAAGTAAGTCAGCTATTTGTTTGAATTTCTTAGGGTCGATAGCCATACATCACTATACGACCTTCTTGAAGTAATGTTCGGCTTCTTTTGTTCTTCTTTTGGTTAAACCTTGCAAGGCTTTACCTCCAGCCTTATTCCATTTTAAGAATTCTGCTGATATCTTAGGGTCATTTGGGTTAGCAAGTACCATCTTCAGCAAGGTAGACTTAGAAAGGTTTCCCAAGCCAACGTTATAAGCAAATGATACAAGAGCATCAAATTGGTATTGGGTTAATTTGACTGATTTGGTATACTTACTCACATAGATATCGTAGTCCTCAAGGGTGTTTATCAATAGCACCTCTGCTTCATCCTTATCTCGTAACACATCACCCATTTTTACATTGGTTTTGTCGGGATAAAAGCACGAACCATACCCAATGGTAGGCACATTGGCACTACACCTGTATGCATTCAATCTAAGACCTTCAAAGTCTTTGATTAATTGAATACCGCTCTTGCTAATATTCATTATGATAATTCGTAAGTAAAGTCAAGAGTAAATGAACAAGCACCATTTAAATTATTATCAACTTCAATGCTCAATTCAGCGCATTCAGTTGTTGAAAAATTTAACCCTCCTTTAAGTTCAGTATGATTAATTCTATGATTGATAGTTGTGAACCCAAACCCCGAAACACCACCTACTAATTCACTAATACTTGCAAGACCAAGATAGGGAATTGAAAATTGAAATGTTTGTGTATGCGCATATGCACCACCGAATGTAATTGATACTATTCCTTTAGCATTTATAATTTTGCCATTTTTAGTTACAAAGAATTTTCCAAATGATATTGGTGCTGCTGGTGCAGGAGTAAATATTGTAGGTATATAGAAACTTCCTGTAGTAGGATTAATACTTATCAATTGCCATTCACTAGAGTTTGTAATTCCCGTTGAATAGTAGTATTCTCCCGTTGCTATATTCAAGTAACTATCTCCATAATTTTGCGCTATTGTACCCGTATTTGTCGGCTTGTCATTTAGCGCAAAAATCTTCGGTGCATCTGCTCTTGTAATTAAACTTAATGGTGAATAATTCGCAGAGTAATCGTTTCGGTAATATAGTCCTCTAAATGCAGCATTTCCCCCTTGTACTTTTATAGCACTTGAATCTTCTGCTATTATTATTGCTTGACCATCTACATCAGTAATACTTAATTGGTCTACTACATCAATAATATTTTGTATTTCTGCTTGTTTAGATGTATCATTTGTTACATCTACAACATACGTTAAATCTGTTTTTTCAAGAGTGCCAATTGGAGGCAATTCTGTAATCTTAATTCCTGCCATAATGTTTAGTATTAGTTTATTTCGTATTGAAAAGTAAATGCAAATAATGATGATACAAAATTTAGACTATTTGAAAAGAATTGAATTTTAGCAGTCAAGCCTTCACCATCTAACATTGAAACATTACAATTAATTGCAGTATTAGCCAATTGACCTACTCCAATAGGCTGATATGATGTTGTTGGTATTGGGTAATCAATTTCAATATATCCTTGTATACCTTTAATAAAATTGAATTCACCTGCACCTTGTATACTACAAGATACTATATTTCCTACTCTTGTATAATATGCTCTAACAATACCCATATTACCACAAGAACCTGCTTGTGATACAATAGTAGGTGACCAAGTAGAACCTTGTGTACTTGGTAGTTTAGTCCAACCCCCACAATCATCAATGTTAACAGAATAATATAATTCATTTGTGCCTTTATCTATCCAAATATCACCAATTCTTAATGGAGTAACCTGTTCAGCGCAAGGTGTGTCACTAGAAATTATAACTTTTGGTGCATCTTTTCTTGCTATCAAAGAATTGTCATTGTAGTTAGGTGAGTAATCATCTAAGTATCCTAATCCACTAAACGAACCCGATTGACCACTTACTAAAATTAAATCATTTCCATAGTTTGCTGATACTTTTCTTTGAGTTCCTTCTAATGGGTCACCTCCTTGAATTTGGTCAACTGCATCAACAACTTTTTGAATGGTTGCTTTTTTTGATGTGTCATTATTTGAATCAATGACATATGTAACATCTGTTTTTGAAAGCGTATCAATTGATGGTAATTCGGTAACTTTTATTCCAGCCATTGGTTAGTTTTTAGCAGTATGTAAAACAAGGATTGTTAGTTGTAATTTGGAATGTCACATCAAAATCAATAGTCAATGTAGCATATTCATAGTTTGATGTTAAGGTCTTTACTTGATTGTCATATGACTTAGGCACTACCTCAAATGTGATAAGATGCATCTGCTCTTTGAATTCAATATCAAATCCAGCAAGTGCATTAATAACTTGAGATGCAATGAAGTCTTCAGAGTAAGCATCGTCACAAGGTAGATGTGATTTTTTCACTACAACATAAGCAGTTAAAGGAATAAATGTTTGATATAGAACATCACAACTTTTAACTTTAATATTGTCTGACTTGAACATATTTACCTTACCATTCTTTGCCCAAAAGATAGTGCCATTGTATGCATCGAAATCAGTTACTACCTCAGCCTGACCATTGCCGATGTAATGAACCCAAGCCTTCTCTAATCCATTGGCATTGATTTCACATATCGGGTAGATTTGGTCAAATATGTTAGTGACTAAAAGCCTTTCATTAAGTCTATCAATTATGCTTTTAAGTATGTTCATCTTAAATATTCATTTATAGCATCAACAACTAATTGTCCGTGTAATAATAAGAACTCCTTTTCTTCAATTTCTGTGGGTAAAAATATATCACCATATCCTTGAAATGTGCCGTGACCATATTGTAATCCTTCTACTTTTAATGTTTCAGAATCAGGTAATGTTACGGAAACTGATAGACCATCTTTAACTACCTCTGATTTAAAAAATCCACCTTTAAGATTACCACTTAACTGAAGAGGTAATTTTGCAGATGTCTTAGATTTCAACTGAGCATATCCTTCAGGAAAGTATAATGACTTGATAGGTTTGCCTTTCTTTTTTTTACCCTTTGAATCAGTAGTTGATTTACCAAACTTAAATGATGCTGGTGCATTTCGAACTGACTTAGGGTCAACATATATAGGTTTTGTAGAATATCCTATGGTAGGTAATTCTTGCATAGCAGTATTAAATCCACCCTTATTACCAGCACCAAATATCCTCTTATACATTTCCCTCTTTAAGTTTGAACCAGCCTTGTATAAAGGTACAAACTTAGTCAACCACTCTTTATTGAGTGCATCCATTCGTTCGTTCATTTCCTTAATCGTAGGCATCAGGGTAGTGCAGTTACGTATTTATAATTCTTATTGCAATCGAAACAATGCCTATCATCAGGCAGTCTCATATTGGTCAACATTGCACTTAACTCATCATTGTATCTTGATTGTGCTATATCTCGTGCAGCAACCAATCCTTCAGTAGCATCAGCAGTTGCAAATATTTTTTGACCCTTGTTAATAGATACCGCAGTATTGACTCTCTGATTAGGTGAGATGGTCAAGGCATAGTTAAAGATTTCTACCGCAGTAGCATATGCTAAAGGCATAGCCATTAATCCACCAATTGAACATAACCAACTTTCTCTATCACAATTTACATTATAGACAAAGGACATACCTTGAGTATACTTCTTAGATAGTGATGAAGTAACATTTAATCCATCAGTAGTTAGTTCGATTCCTATAGCATCTACGAATGGACATATGTGTGCTTCTTTAAGTCTACCTCCGCAATCTGTACAAGCACCTTTCTTAGT